AGTCCCTGGGGAGGCCTGACGGGAGGAGTCTGATGCCAACGGAAGAGAAGTTTGAAGCGATCATGGACAAGCAGAAGCGCTTGGCAGCCCGAGAGGACCGCCTGGAGCGCGCTATCACACGTGCTGACAAGGGCACCATCGAGGAGTACACGCCTGCACTGGTACGACTGGCACGCTACCAGGACGCCTTCGATGCAGCGGATGCGAAGCACGGGCTGCCCCCAGGGACGACCATGGCGGTCGCGGCGATTGAGTCGCGGGGACGGTCAGACATCATCACCGGTAAGCTCGGCTCCACCGCAGGTGCGTCTGGGATCATGCAGTTTNTGCCNGNNACGGCGCGGGAGATGGGACTTGAGGTCACAGAGGGCAGAGACGAGCGCAACGACCCAAGCAGAGCCATCGACGCAGGGGCGAAGTACCTGGCTCGTCAGCTCAAGCACTCCGGGGGAGACCTACGCGTGGCGCTGGGGAAGTACAACTGGGGCGCCCGTCACTGGGCCGAGTGGGAGGCTGGGGAGCGAGAGATGCCGACAGAGACGAGCGACTACATAGGTCGTGTCATGGGCGTTCGGTCCGACCTCGCCCCAGTCGAGATATGACGCGTCAACAGGTTGTGTGGTTGGCTGAGGGTAAGCCGTGCCGGGCGCGTAAAGTATCCGGGTGCACCCTTCCCATGCGTGGGCGGCTCAACACCCGCGGGAGCATCCTACCTGACCGAACAGGCCCGCAGGGGTGCTGGGCGTGTCCTGATGGACACATGGGCTGGATCTGGCCTGGGGAGTGCGAGCTGAAATGAGACGCAAGGACTTAGTCAGACCCAGCTGCACCCTGATGCACGAGGATGACCAGTGTAAGCGCATCCCGCGGGTGTCATTTTCAGCGTTTGTAGGCAGTCTTGAGTGTCGCACGGCTATGGCACCTATACGCGTCTACACGTCGACCAGCCGCGACAGCTACTCGTGGGCACTGTATCGAGAAGAGAAGGCGGTGGCATGGCGACGATGTGGTCTCGACTACTTTTGTGCGCACTCGGTATCGCGTCAGCTGGCGGAGGCCGAGATCCCAGAGGAGTATCGGAAGCAGGGTGGTAACCCCCTACGAGCTGCGTACTATTATGCCGTAGCGCATCTCACGCCCCTGTGGAATGAGCATGTAGAGTTCTGCGAAGAGGTCGTAAAGCGCTATGAGCAGTGGGTCAGGGGAGAGGAGCACGCACACCAAGTAGACCCGCCAGGCTGGGTCTACTTGGCGGGTACAGATCGACCAGACTATCCGGTTAAGATCGGCTTTACTCAGGGTAAAGAGCCAGACTCGCGCATCAGCTCGCTGCAGATTGGGTGTCCGTACAAGCTCAAGGTGTTGGATAGCTTCAAAGGTCGATACTCCGACGAGCGGGCAGCGCATGCGGCTCTAAGCGATCATAGACTCAGCGGTGAGTGGTTCGAGGACTGCGAGAATGTACGCGATGTGTTTGCCCAGATCGCAGAGGCACGCAGCCGCGACTTTCAACCTGGGGCTGTCTGGCCTCCGCCGGTGCAGATTGACCCGTGGGACGGTCCTTGGCCTTAGCGGTCGTTGCCGGTGCGTAGGAAGGCAGCCTCATCGTGCTGCGCAGCTCGCCGCATCTGGTTCATGATGTCGTCGTAGCTGCGGACATCACTTGCGTCTGTGCCGGCTGCGAGACCCGTACCCATGTTCATGAGCTTCATCCCCTCTGGGATAGGCTCAGGCTTGGAGGCTGGGGCCTCGGGGGTAGGTGCCGGGGCTGGCCACTTACCGCGAACCATCTCCAGCGCCAGCTCCTTCTCGAAGCCTGCTTTGCAGTTGACACACAGTGCGTAGAAGGCTTGGTCATTTTCCAGTACGTCGGGCGCCTCCTCCTTCAACCACGTCTCGAAGTCATCGACCTTCGACTCTAACTCAGCCTCTGCGGCGGCTACCTTGGCATCCAGCGTGGCCTGGTGCAGCCGCTGTAGCTCGTCCCGCTCGGTCTTCAGCGTCTCATACTCAGTGGTTGAGGCGGTCTTGGACTTCTCGACGTTCTCGGCGTACTCCTCGCGAAGGGTCTGCAGCGCAGCGTTGTGGGCTGACTTCAGCTCATCGATCTCTCGCTGCTTGTCTTCGAGCGGGTCGATGTCTCCATGAAGCCACTTCTGCACGCGCGACTCTTGGGTGCGGATGTCCTGCTCTCGCTTGTCGAGCATCTTGCGCTGGCCAGACAGCTCTTGGAACTTGTCGGTGTAGCCACGTTGCCAGTTGCGGTACTTGTGCTCAACGCCACGGAGGAGTGCGCTGCGCACGTTGGAGGGTACGCTCTGCAGCCAGTCCGACTGGCGCAGGTTGTCCACCTCACCGTTCCAGTCGAAGACTGGTGGAGCGTCCTCCGCGGGGGCTTCAGTAGAGGCGTCCTCGCTGGAGGCGGCTTCTGCTGGCGCCGCCTCCTCTGAGGCGGTCTCGGCGGTTGCTGCTGGGGCTTCAGCAGCGCTGTCGCCAGTAGCTTCTGCGGGGGCTTCCGTGGTTTCAGCGACTTCAGACATTACTCAGGGCCTCCTGCTGGCATGGGTCCTGGTCCTGGGGGCGGTCCGGCAGCTGGGACACCGAAGCCCTCAGCTCCCATCGCCTCGGCAGCCATGTCGTCGCCCTCGGCGGCGGCGGCTTCCAGGCGCATACGCAGCTGGAAGTCGTCCTTGAGCATGTCGGCCAGCTCGGTTGGCGTCTTGTCGGCCAGCATGGGAATCTTCTTAGCGGCGTCGAAGAGGCGCTGAGCCTGCTCCTGGTCGATGTCGAGAGCCTCCGCGATGGGCGTCACGTCGTCTTCAGCGAGGGCCTCCTCTGCGGGAGCCTCCTCACCTTCGACAGCGGTGTCCTCAACTGGCTCGGCGCCTTCATCCTCTGGTGCCTCTGCGAGAATACGGTCTGCCTCGTCCATCAACGGCTTGAGGTCCCGAGAGGGCACGAGTCCACCCTCAGGCCGCGGTGGGGTGCCAGGGGCGGCTCCAGGCTCACCAGCGTAGGGCAGCGGCTCTCCAGTCTTCGGATCGACGGGCATCATAGTCTCCAGTGGGTTCTGTGGCTCTTGTTACGACCACCATATCTCATTCAGTCTCTTCTATCAGAGGCGACCCCGCACTGGGTGCAGCCAGCTCGAAGGCGGTCTGGAGTCCCAGCGCGAGACGGGTCTTACTGGGAACGTGTCGACGCTCTCCGGTCTCGCGGTCCTCGTAGATGGTCATGTCGTGGTACGGCATCTCACGCACTCGACGCAGAGAGCGCGAGTTGGCCTGCGCCGCCTTGACGGCGTCCATGACCCGTGTGGGGTCTGAGAGGGCTGACCGTTGGGCTGGGTCTGGCATGATGGCTCCTCGTGACGTGGTCAGCTCTTGCTGCCCTTCTGTCCTATCCTACCGCCTGTGGCAAGGGCTGCGGGCGAGTCGCGCGTCTTCCCAGCCTTGGTGGCTGCTTGCTTGGGGTCGCGGTTGTGGCGGACTGCGCTGCGAGATGCTTCGGCGACGACAGACTTGTGCTCTGTCGCTATCTCCTTCATCATCTTCTTGTTCAGGCTGTTCTGGCTCTGTCGGTCGTGAGCCCGCTGGCGTGCCTCGTCTGCGCGCTGTTGTTGCTCAGCGGCGCTGTCTGGCTCGACCTGAATCTGGGCGTTGGGGTGGCGCTGCTTGATGACGCCCATCACGCGGTTGTAGGCCTCACGGGTCTCGACTCGACCGAAGATGCCCATGTCCATGGGAGTGAACGACCCGTAGCCGTCACCTTGGGTGCCGGGGAACTGACCGTGGGCCCATGATATCTTGCGCTCGCTGCCGCACTCTGGACAAGGAGGGGGCCCCGAGGACCTACGGTAGAACACATGAGGCTCTGTCAAAGCGCATGAGGAGTCTACGCACTGTAGCCCGTGGGAGATGAACGACATTCAACGCTCCTTTGGTTCAACAGGTTTGTATTTCATGCGCTCGATGGGTTCCCAGGTTCTGAACGTGGAGCGCAGGGTGCCGTCGTCGGCCTCCACGATTCCACCTACGTCGCCGGTATCGCCGGTGTCGCGGTAGCGCGTTTCAGCTGGGTTCCAGTCGTCGGGGTCAGACTGAAACTCTGTATCCTCCATACCTACTCCTACGAGCGCAGCACGAAGGCGTTGTCTGCGCTCTTCCTCGGTCAGGGGCGTGGGTGTGGGCTCAGACTCGTACCGCTCCCGCGTGGTCGCCACGTCTATCGGATCCAGCCGCTGGCGCTGCTCTGGGAGGGCTCCCATGCGCTCAAGGTCTGCGCGGTGCTCCTCTTCGGTTTGCAACTCACCAGGCTCGTAGCCAACTTGGGGGGCTGTTTCCCAAGGCGCGAAGTAGGTTTCGCGCTCCCCCGCTTTGACGCGGGCTGTACCTGGTGAGAGTTTCTTCGGCCCTTCTTGTTCATACTGGGCCTTCTTCGCGATCTCGGCCAGACTCATCCCCGCTTCCTCTCCCTCCTCTCCGCCTTCGGCGTAAGCCTGCTCCATGTCGGACACCATCCGCTGCTTCATAAAGAAGTCGGCGTCGGTCTTTTCTTCCTCTGTCAGAGCATACTTAGGGTGTCTGTGACAGCATACGTGTCCCCTGTTTTGGTGTTCTTGAGGAAGACTCGATTGATACCATCGCTGCCGGCAACAACGATGCGGGACAGGCTCAGGTCTGCTGACAGTGGATTCATGGAGGTATAGACGTGGTTTCCTGCTTGCAGGCGGTATTCGAGGTCCGCGGCGGAAGGATTGTCTTCGGGGGGTACCTCTTTGTAGATGTAGGTCTGCGCATAGTGAGCCGCGTCGTTCTCTTGCCGCAGCTGCTTCATCTTCTCGTCGTATTCGTCGGGCATGTCTACTCCGACCCGAGGAGCCAGCGCCCAGTTTCCAGTCCCTGAGACTTGGCCTTGATCTCGGTAGCGAAGTAGTCAGTACCACTCAGCTCATCGAGGTGTAGAACATTGGCGAGCCTCTCGCGCTCTTCGAGTGCCCACGGCGTCTGACTACTGATGGCTTCGCGGAGTGCTGGATTCTCTTTGAGGATGCGCGAGTTGAGCCGCTCATTGAAGTCGCCACGAGCACCCTCAGCGATGTCCTCCTCAGTCCCCAGCTTCTTCTCGTACCTTCGGTACTGCTCAGGGGTCATGTCCTCTGGCATCGTGAACTTACCGCCGATGCCGCTCTCCTTGCTGAGACGCCGGGTCTCTTCTCCCCGCTCCTTTCGCTTTGCCTGCTCGATGCGAGCGGAGGCTTCATCTCGTGACTCTCGCATGATGACGCCTTTGGGGGGCTTTCTTCCTGGCATCTTCGTCTCCTACGGTGCTTCGCTGCTGTAGCTGTCTTTGAACCAGCCACCGCCCTTCAGGATGAAGGAGGTACGGCTGACCTTGCGCTTGGTCGGCTGGTTGCAGACCACGCATCTCGGCTCAGGGTCTTCATAGCGCTGCAGCTTCTCAACGATGCGTCGACATCCGGGGCATTGAAACTCAAAGACTGGCATGGCTACTTCTACTTGGCTTCTGCGGGTGGTGCGCCTTCACGGATGGGTGCTCCACCCCCTGCGGCGAGTGACTCTTCCGGGGCGGGTGCGCCGCCTTCGCCACCCTCTGCCATCATGGCAGCGAGCATCTCTGACGGAATCTCGCCCTCTGCGCCTGTTGGCCCACCTGCGGTAGCGGCTGCACCACCCATGGCGGCCTGCTGCGCCATCTGTGTCTGTGCTGCAACCAGAGCGGCGACTTCCTGTGCCGGTAGGATGATCTTGGCTGGCAGCCCCAAGCCGTGGACGATCTCCTCTGTGAATCGGCGCACGTCGATGTTGGGGTTCTGCATGAAGAACGGGATGAGCTGGAGCAGCGTCTCTGCCATCACACCTGGGTTCTGCTTGATGGGGTTGTAGCTGACCATCTCGAAGTCCATCTCCACGTCTCTGATGGTGTCCAGCGAGACGGTCTCCCACTTACGCCCACCCGCCACGCGTACCATCTTGGGCTCAGACATGTACTTGCGGCTGAGGTAGAAGGCCTTGGCGGCTACGTCTTCGAGCGCGTCGTTGATGTGCCCCTCGCGCGTGGCCAGGCGCGTGCGCATCTGGGCGTCGATGATCGCCATCTCGGTGGCGGTGCGGGCCCCGGTGACCTGACCGCGGGCAGCCTCAGCGAGGGCGCTGACGAACGCTGCATCGTCTTCCTGGCGCATGATGAACTCCTTGACGCCTGTAGGCGCCATGGGCATCGGCATCTCGTAGAAGAGAGTCGCCAGGGTGCGCAGCGCTTCGCTGTTCTCGGGTGCGATACCGACGAATGAGCCGGTAGACGACTCGACTGCCTTGTTGAGGTCCTCCTCACTGATGCGGCCAGCATCGTAGAGGATGCGTGGGATCATCAGGTAGGTGATCTGCTTCCAGTGCGTGAGCAGGTCGTTGACCGTCTCTTGCTGGTTCAGCACCAGCTGCACCTCGCTGAGTCCAGCGCAGTCTATGCCTGACTGGTTCAGGCTGAACATGCTGTAGGGGACGTAGTCGATCTGGTCCTCGAAGACGATGGTGTCAGCCTGCTTGATGTAGTGCTGCATCTTGCCGCTCTCGCGGTTGTAGTACTCCCAGACCGTGACCCACTTGAACGCGTCTCTGACCGAGTCGGAGTTGGCGCGTGCGGTGTCGCCCAGCATCCACTTGGGGTAGCGGTCGGAGCGGATGTCATCGAGGTTCTTACCGGTGTACTGTCCCGACTTGACGCGGTTCTTGAACTCGTCCCAGGGGATGACTGTGGCCTCCAGCCAGTAGCGGATGTCGTCCACGTCTCTGACGGTGAGGTCGAAGAACAGGTTGGTCGGGTCCACGACGGTGATCTTGGGGCGGTCGTTGAGAACATCCCAGCCCGTCTTGAAGACGCCCCGCTTGCAGAGGACTGCGTCGATGAGTGCGGTGGCGGCTCGGCGCCTCATCTTGTTGGACTTGAACGTCCACTCCATCAGACCGTTGACGGCTGGGGCGACCTCTTGGGCGGCTTCACTTCGCGGGTTGGCGCCGACCTGCGGGTTGGGCCCAAGCAGCGCGCTGATGGCGGTGTCTGCGATGGCATAGATGAGGTTTTTGGAGCACAGCAGCGACTTCGACATGCTGTCGGTGTCGGTGAACGTGGAGTCCTGTAGCGACCAGAATGCGCCGCGGTAGAAGCGTCGAGCCTTGTCGAACGACTTCTTCTCGTTGGCTTGGTAGTACTTGAGGTGGCGCTCGATGAGAGAGCTGAGCTTGGGCATTGGTAGTTACTCGGCTTCGGGGCCAGCCCGGTACGTTGACGATTCTGCTTTGGTTGTGGGCTTGGTGCGCTTACTCTTCGCAGCCAGCCCGGTTTTGAGGGCTTCGGCGCGTTTCTGTTGGGCCCCTGCAGTGGGGTCGCCTGCAACGACCCCGCGCGCTCCGCGGGTTCCCTCATCCCACGGACTTTGTTGCTCGCCACCGANGATTCGTCGGTACAATCGATCTTCCATGTCACCGAACCTCTGTANCCAGTCGGACTCGTCGGGCGTCAGGCCGTAGCGTTCTCGAAGCGTGTCCGGGTTTTCGGTTTGCAACTTGTGCACATGCTCTATG